AACACTGCGACTAACGCATCGACCGAAATGGCTTCATAGAAAAATGATGCGCCTCTGCTTTGGAGTAGTGTGGATAGATGATGATGTAACCAAGTAATGAAATGTAAAGAGTCGACTTAGGTTGGCTCTTTTTTACTGGGTGATATTTATATATGTAGAGTTGCGGCTACCATGTAAAATATTTTTAAAGAAGCCTTGTATTTTTCGAGGTTGCGGTCTCTACTCAATACAAGGCTATTTACTAGTATGAATTATCAAAGAATACATGATCAAATCATTGAACGTGCGAAAACAAGAAAATTAAAAGGTTATCGTGAACGACATCACATCAACCCGCGGTGTCTAGGTGGAACAGATGATTTAGATAATCTAGTTGAATTAACGGCTCGCGAGCATTTTATTATACATAAATTACTATGCGAAATTTATCCTAATAATAACAAATTAATTTATGCATACTGGATGATGTGTAATATGAAATCTAATACACAAAATCGAAGTTATTTAATTAGTTCACACGAATACGAACGAGCTAGATTGTTATTTAGCTATATGCATAGTAATAGAATAATAACTTCAGATACGAGAGAAAAATTAAGATTAGCTAGATTAGGTAAGACTATTAATATGCCTAATGGCCCATATACCCATACTACAGAAGCACGAGAGAAAATTCGAAATTCTAAGTTAGGAAAAAAACGAGGACCGTTGTCAGAAGACCAGAAAACTAAAATGTCATTAAAATTAAAAGGACGTAAGTTATCTGATGATCATAAGAAAAAAATAAGTGAGGCTCGTAAACGGAAAACTAATTTGTAGAATTAGATTTTACGGGTACTGCAGAAGAATATATAGTATACGAATACGAAGAATACAACATATAGAGATACAAGTATTATTAAGTATAATGTATATAAGAGAGTATATACACATACATATAAAGATTCTCTATTACCCAGGTTTTTCCATAAGAAAACCCCGAGACGCTACTACAGGGCGAAAAACGGTGTCAGAGTCTAGTAGCATCTTCCCCTCCCTGTTATTTTTTGTTTGCATTCAGTAAAAGTACTAGACGTATATTTAGATTGAATTGTGGTTTTAGTGTCTAGTAGCATCAGCGCGGAATGGTTATATATATCTTTGCCTGTCCTTTTTATTTTTACGGGGCGTATGCTCTTTATTGCCTAGCGGGTGGATATCTTGCATCCTAGACCCGGTCAATGTTCTTAAACGCAGTCTAACAAGGTCTTTTATTTTTAGTCCAAAAGGGCCACAATGTCTTATTTTTAGACCGAATGGCCATCTCCTCCCAGCCTGGTTTATTTTTAGTCCAAAGTGCGTTCTATTTTTAGTCCATTATGCGTCTCTATATATAGTAATTTCAATACCATCTATTTTTAGTCCACGATGCGTTGCGTTATATATATGGTTCTGAATGCGTCTATTTTTAGTCCATTATGTGTTATTTTTAGGGTATTTTTAGAGCAATAGCCGTTTATTTTTAGTTTATTTGCCGTCCTATTTTTAGAAGAGGCCTCATTTTTAGGTGCTATTTTTAGGTTTTGATTCGGTTTACTAGCTATTGAGAGTAAACATTTGCCGTTACTTTTAGACGTTAGCGCTTGGATTCGGGATATATATTTCATATAATATAAGAGTAAAAAGGAAAAGATGGAAATCATTGGATACATTGCCGTAGCGGCCATATCGACCTTGCTTGTAGTAGGCATTGTAAAAGAATTGAAACGTTAGAAGGGATCCTGCGTTGGCAGGACCTTCCCTATATAGTGCCGGGTTGTAACCACAGTCGATGTTCTCTGTTGGCGGCACGACGAACACCTCAACCCGGCCGACATTCGCTAGACCTGGTTTCTCTCTCTTATTTCCCAGGCGCGCACGTAGGGAGTCAACCTTTAAGGTGGCTCCCTTTTTTTATGTTCAATCGATGGTTTAAGTTCAACCAAAGATTTAAGTAGATTTCCATAGACATTGCCTATTAGGATCCAACTTTCCATAAAAACATTTTATGAAACTTTTTTTGCAAAATGCTTGACACGCGCGGATATTATACTTATCTTTATGTAAATTAAAAAATAAGAGATATGTATAGTTTAAAGTGTGATTATTATAAAAAGGAATTCAACACAACTAATGAGTTGATAGATGATATTATGATGAGTGGAATGGATCCTAACTATGAAATAACTTATAATGGGATTGGAACTGGGGAAATGGCTATTGATTTAATTGGTTATTAAGTTAAACATTTCTGAAACTTTTCTTGAAAAAAATTAGGATCGCATTCAGATAAACCTTATCTTTATATAAATTAAAAAGAGAGATATATGAAAAAAGAAATTAAAACACAGTACGGAATCCAAATCACAAAGCCTTGGAGCAAAGAGATGTATGCTCATAATGAGGAAGTAGCTGATGTAGTTAAGGAGAAAGTAGCAGCAATGTTTGCCGCGGAGTTGGCAGCATTAAGAGATGATGATTTAGATTGGGAAGAAGCTCCAGAGTCACTTAAATCAATCCAAAGAGCCATTACATGTTATGGGTTTGGTTATGGCTATACCGTAGCCGAAGTAGCAGAGCGAGTATGGGATGAGATTGATGAAGCTCCTTTCTATCGTTTAAAAGACATTGCCGAAGAGTTGGAGATTGAATTAGAGAAAGGGTTTGTTGGCTTTAATTAGCCAGCAAACTTTTCTGTAACTTTTCTTGGAAAAGATTAGGATCGCATTAGAATAAACCTTATCTTTAAGTATATTAAAAAATAAGAGATATGACAAAAGCACAAAAGAAAGCATTAGCCGAAACGTTAAGAAAGGCATTAGCTGCTACGGATGCGAAGTGGGAAGAGCAAGGACCATCAGCAGCAGCATATTGCTACGGGTACTTGATTGGTGCCATTAATGAAACCATTTACCAATTAGAAAACTAAGAGCGATGCTAAATTTAGATAAAGCAACATTTATCGGAGAAGGCAAATGGGTTAAAAATGTAGCTCATCAAGTCTATGAACAAGATGGTCAATATTATGCAGTTACCGTTGTTGATCAGCTCAATAAAGAAATCATGGATGATTTGACCTTTGAAATCGAAGAGAAAGATATCAATCAATATCTCTAAAAAAAGTTACAAAAAGATTAGGATCGCATGATAAAAATGCTTATCTTTATATAAGGAGAAAGGGAAATGGTTCCCGAAGTTAAATTTAAAAAATAAGAGCGATGAATGTACAAGAAAAAATCTTTATGTTTGAAAACCAAATTGCTTTATTGGAGGCAGCATTGGAAAATGCGAAATCTGTAACGGTAATAAAATCGTTAGAATATCGAATCAAGCAGACTAACATGTTATTGAAAACCAGTTACAAATCCGTGTATGAGGAATACTTTGAGCCTTATAATCCTAAAAAAGATTAAAAAAAGTTGCTAATCGATTAGGATCCGAAGTGAAAAATGCTTATCTTTAATAAAATTAAAAAGAGAGATATATGACAAGAGACATTAACCAAGTAGATCGTTTTAGCGCAGTAACAAGCCGCTATTATCAAGATGCACTTTGTACCGCAGTGCAAGCATTAACTCAGCAAGGCTTGCAAGCTGGATTTGATGCAGAGGACATCAAAGCAATCCTAGGCTTCATGATGGAAACTGAGATTGATGTAACAGTTGATTGTTACGAGACTGAGTAAAAAAGTTTCAAAAAAGTTGGTAAAAGATTAGGATCGCATGATAAAAATGCTTATCTTTAATAAAATTAAAAAGAGAGATATATGACAGTAGCAGATTTAATTTACGAGTTAGAGCAATTGAACCCAGAAGCGCAAGTAAGATTTGCATCACAGCCAAATTGGCCTTTTGAGTATAGTATTGCTAGTGTAGTGCAAGTTGAGATCGAGGATCGCCGTACCGAAGAAGTTGTAGAGACTGTTTATTTGGAGGAAGGTCGTCAAATAGGTTACTTGCCGGTAGAAGCTAAAGACGAGTTAGGCTGGTAAAAAAGTTTCAAAAAAGTTCCAAAAAGATTAGGATCCGAACATAATAAACCTTATCTTTATATAAGCAAAAAGGGAAATGGTTCCCGACCTAAAAAATAAGAGAAATGGCAATAGGCAAAAAGAATTCAGGAAAATTTCAGCAAGACGCAGTAGTAGGAAGATTCTTCTCAGATGCGCGCAAACCACAAAGCATTAGCCCAATCGTTAAGGCAGCATTAGCAGCAGGTGAGAGAAACCGAATCTACCGCGAAGAGCAAGAGCGTAAGGCAGCATTAAACCCACGCTTCGTTAGATGATAGCAGCAGCAGTAGGCGTGCTGGGACTCACGATAATAGTTGCAGCACTGGTGAGTATCATATTCATCATAGTGGATCCGACACCAAATCCATTGACAAAAAAGTTTTAAAAAGATTAGGTTCGCATTAGAAAAATGCTTATCTTTATAAAAAAGAGAAAGAGTTATGGCAAAAAAGATTCACGTAAGTAATGGGGCAATTGTAACCGATGTTAACAGCACCCGACAGTATGTTAAGGAGTTGAAGAAGACTCAAGGCTTATCCAAAGAGGTAGAGCAATCATTAGCAACCAAAGCCCAAGCCGGCGATGTAGCAGCACGCAACAAGTTAGTAGAAGCCAATCTTAAATTTGCGATCCAAGTAGCCCGTCAATATCAGGGCATGGGCTTAGAGTTAGAAGACCTTATTGCATTTGCCAATATTGGACTCTTCGAAGCAGCAGAACGCTTTGACACTAGCAAGAACGTTAAGTTTGTTACCTTCGCAGTATGGTATATCAGAGCCGAGCTTCAGAAGGCACTCAATGATTTGTCTCGCACAGTACGGATCCCATCACATCGTACAGCCACTGAAGAGTATTCCGTCAAAAGCATCCACACACCAGTAGGCGATGATGAGAACAAAGAGACTTATGCAGACCGATACTTGGAGGCTGAGTCTACCCGAAGCGCGAGAGACTACAATGACCTACGCTTTGATTTGAACCGCGCGCTAAGTCAGCTACCTGAGAAGCAACGCGAAGCATTGACACGCTTCTATGGCATCGACCGCGAGTATGCGCAGTGTATGGAGCAGATTGCTGAAGAGCTTAATGTTACCGGAGAGCGCGCGCGCCAATTGGTTCGAGCAGCTGAGAAGAATATTACCACTGTACCGGGCATTGAATTGCTAGAACAATATCTCTAAAAAAAGTTTCCAAAAGATTAGGATCCGAAAGAAAAAATGCTTATCTTTAAGTATAATAAAAAATAAGAGATATGAAAAAAATTGACAAAGGATTAGTATTAGTAGCAGGATTGATGGTAGGCGGAATCCTCGCAGCATTTGGTAACCCAATTGGTTATGGCATTATCGCTGGTATGTTATTGACGCAGGCTTGTTTAACCGTTAAAGACGCAGCATAATGTATGGGTTGAGCCAAGAAGAGTTTGAGCGCATAGTGACTCAAGCCACATTAGCAGTAATGGCGTGTATGTATGTTGATATTAATAACTAATAACAGATAGATGAAAAAGTTTAATCGTTATCAAGACAACCTCGCTTTAGTAGGCAATCAAGTAATTTCTTATACCACTCATGTAGCAACCGTCGAAGGATCCACATTGCGTGTATTAGGCTACTGGAGCAAGACAACCACCAAGCATATCAATTATGTAGCAGCAGAATTAGGCCTAAAAAAAGTTTAAAAAAAGTTTCCAAAAGATTAGGATCCGAAGTGAAAAATGCTTATCTTTATAAAAAAGAAAGAGATATGATGACAAGAACCAAAGAAGAAATCCAAGACGCAAATGCATTGCTCAAAGCAATGGCAGTGTTCCTCGCAGCAAATAATATGAAGCACTTATTCGGTGATGCAATTAAAACCATTGGAGCTGCAATCGATCAAATCCACCAGGAAAAAAAAGATTAAAAAAAGTTTCAAAAAGATTAGGATCGCATTGAAAAAGTCCTTATCTTTATTATAAGGAAGTTAGGGAATAGTCCCACAATTTAAAACCCAAAAAAAGAGAGTTATGAAAAAAAATGAATTAGTAGCACAATTGGAGGCAGCAAAGGCGTTAACCTCAGTAGTATCAATCGACAATGTAATTGAGTTGATCCTCGGCTTAGAAGAAGAGAAAAAAGGCTTCAGTTTAAAAGGAGCGCAGTTTGAAATGTTGATGGATAAAATCCAGCAAGCAGTAGACAATATAGATCGCCGCGAGTTAGTAGATAGAGAGTCAGCAGAGTTTGAGTTAGATTGGAATAATGTGGTTAGCTTAAGTGACGTAGGCGTAGACTTTGATTATGTATATAATAGCATCCGCGAAGAGTTGGAGGAGCTTATTGAGGAAGAGGAGGAAGAAGCTGAAGCTGACGACGACACAGCACCAGCAGGTACCTTTCAAAATTAATGTAACATATCTCTCAATATAGTCCAAAGGGTCAATCGAAAGGTTGGCCCATGCGGACGTGAGAGACAGCCCGGCAAAAGGTCATAAAAAACGGTTATGATCATCATAAAAAGTTTTTTAAAAAAAGTTACCAAAAAGGTTGTTTCCGAAGTGAAAAATGCTTATCTTTATATAAGCAGAAAGGGAAAGGCCCTAGAGCAATATTATAAAATCATAAAAAGAGAGAGTTATGAAAAATGTATTTGAAGCAGTAAGAGTAAATGGCAAGTTAATGGCGAAGAACACTTCCACAGGTGAGATTGCGCCAAAAGGTTTAATCCGCGACATCCAATTGCGCAACGCTGAAAAGAACCGAGAAGCATTGTTTGTTAGCGCCACAGGCCGAGTAACAAGAATCCCAGCAGCAGAAGCAGGAGTAGCATTGACACCACCACCGGTGATGAAGATGTCCTTTCTCCAAGCCAAGGAGGCACAAGATCCATCGGAGATGTTTAAGAACATTGAGCGACTCACTAAAATGGTAGGGCGTGGATTGCAACCATCATTAGTAATCACAGGCGGAGCTGGTATGGGCAAGACGCATATTGTGAAAAGCACCTTAGAAGAAATGGGCCTCAAAGAATCCTATGACTTTGTTCACTTTAAAGGCCGCGCCACAGCAGCAGGATTGTTTGTAACCCTTTATGAGAACAATGACAAGATTATTGTGTTGGATGACTGTGATTCAGTATTCCGCGATGACGACGCAGTGAATATCCTTAAGGGTGCATTAGACAGCTATGACACTCGCAAGATATCTTATATCTCCACTAAGCTCCTCAAAGATGAGTTTGGCGGCGAGGTGCCACGCCATTTTGAATTCACAGGTCGCATCATCTTCATCAGCAATATCAACCAATCAAAATTGGATGAGGCAATCCGCAGCAGATCCTTTGTAGCAGATGTGGATTTGACTACCGAGCAAATGTTTGAAAGAATTGAGCAACTCATCCCGAAGATGGAAAGTCGAGTGCCTCAAGCAGCTAAGGAGCAGGCATTGGAATTGATGAAGGAGCTTGACGCAGAGTTTGAAATTGAAATCAACCTACGCAGCTTTATTAAGGCAGCACGCATATGTGCAATGGGCTTTGACAATCCTAAGATGATTGTAGCAGAGCAAATTTGTAAATTGTAATCATATCTCTCTCAATATGACAGGATCCGGCGTCGAAAGGCGTCGGATTCTACTGTAAAAAAAGTTCAAACAAATCGACAAAAAGATTAGGTTTGTATTAGATTAATCGGTATCTTTATATAAATAAAAAGAGATAGATATGACAAAAAAAGAAATGATCCAAAGCATGCAGCAGCAAGAAGCCCGTTTATTCCTCGAGGCAAAGAAGTATGAGTTTTTATATGGTCGTGAAGATCGCATTAGCCAAGCAGCATTAGGCAAATGGTTAGGAGTGCATCACTTAATGGAATCCCTAGGCATTGCAACGGATGCACCATTTCCAGAGACATCCGAAGCAGTAGAGTATGTTGTGCTTATTAGCAAACGAGACAAGGCAGCAGCAGAGAAATTATATTAATATAGTAGAGCAAGTAACCCAATCAAGTAACCAATAAATAAAACAAAGAGATATGAAAAACGTAACAGAAATCATCCAAGAGCAATTAGCTAAATTAGACAGAGGCTTCGTAGCAACTCCAAAGTCCCGAGAAGACCTATTAGCATTCGCAACAGCCAACCGCGGCAGCAACGACTTCATCCTAACGAATATGGCAATGCAATATGGTATGAAGGTAGCATTAGAGTTCCTAGCAGCAGAGTTAGAAGCAGCCACGTCTGATGTAGCATAGCATATCAAGTATAGGGGTAGCAATGGGGGGTGTGATAGCCCCCCTTTTTTTATGGGCATGCCCCCCCGGTTAAACCCCTATAGACCCCCCCGTAAATAGGGGGGTGGGGGAGGGTTTCGTTAAGGGGTAAAGGACCCCCATTATACGGAGGGAGGTTATATATGTTTCTTCCGCGCGGGTAAAAATTTTGCTATATAGGTGCTCTTTATTGAATATGACGGTGTCATAGAGGGTAGTACGTATGTTCGCCACGCCTTTCGCCTTCGGCTCCCGCGGCACACACCCGTATACTTAGTATCGCGCGTGTCGATATATATTAATATGATCAAGTTAGCATCTTTATTACAAGAAATTAGTTTGGCGAGCGTATCCCCATACGCGACCCAATTTGTGTGGCGTAAACCCCACCCCGAAGACGACATATGGGAATGTGACTTTGAATTTGAAGATCAGCACCTAGATTATCAGAAGATTAAAATGGTAATGCATCGATGGAAAACCCCTATACCCGATCATGAATATGAATATCAATTTGCATATTTTTCGCGAAGTGCTCCAGGTCAACCAACGGGATGGTCAACGACGGCTACTAATTCGGCTGCTGCAGGCGCGGTTAATGTGCTTGCTCTGTTGAAAACAGTGGCACTTGCTATACGCGATTTTTCCGATCAAACGCCGGATTGTGATGTGATTGACATTACCGGTGCAGATTCTGCATATGAGAAGGGTGAACAAAAGACTCGCATATATGCGGAGTTGTTTAGAGCCAATGGTATGCACGTTGGATTTGCCATGAAGCATTATGGCGGTAAGCTCTATTTAATAAGGATTGGTATACGTGGGCGCACCGCAGATGCAACGGGTGTTAAGGACGTCTGAGAGCGGTCCTGGAGTCCGCAGGACGGTGAGTAGCGGAGCGTACCTGGAAGGACGCTCTATACAATCGTACTAACGTTCTATGTATTTACAACGTACTAATATTTATTTTAAAATTAGGATACAACAATGATTAAACTAAAAAATATTTTATCTGAGGGTTATGCTTGGGAACGTGAACCTGGCCAGCCTTTGCCTAACATGAAAACCGTGCAGGAGAAGTATCAGAAAAATTTAAAAGAACAAGATCTGCAGTCTACGGATCCTGTATTGGGTAACCCTGGTAAACAAGTAAATGTAAACCCGGCTAATCCGGAAGTATATGATATTAATGGAAATTTACTTCCAGACGTACCTGCAGATTTAAACAAGAATTTACGTGTACAAAATTATCGTGAAGTAACTGTAACACCTAAATATTATTTCCAAACTAAAAATATGGGTGAGACAAATTATGTTAGATACGATGTAAAAACAGGTCAATTGATAGATAATAATACTGGAGAAAAATTAGTAAAACTTAGTCCAGGATTACCAGCACGTCAAGTTTATTTGTGGTTGAGAAGAAACCATATGGGTAAAGCAGATACTCGTTTTAAAAGAGAAAGCGTAAGACTTAAAGAATCTTTCGAAGATGAGTTGGATGCAGCAGACGAAGCCAATGAGGGTGCTAAACCTGATTACGTTGATCTAGATAAAGATGGCAACGAAGAAGAATCAATGAAACAAGCTGCTAAAGATGCTGAGGAATCAGACAAAGAAGTTAATGAAGAAGAAACTGAAGAAGAGTCTGATCATGCTGCTGATACTGCATCTGTGGATATGGATGTTTTGAATATGGGTTCTTTGGAAGAAGGATTTTGGAATCGTGTTAAAGGTAACTTGCATGGCCATGAATATATTTTAAGAGAAGCGTTTCGCAAATAACGCCTGCTACCTTAGGCATAACATTGCAGAGGCCAGTGTTAAGAGTGCGTCTTAGGGCGCACTTTTTTTGTGTTCGATATTTATTAATATGAATAGGTTATTTGCTTTTATTATAGGCACTGTGATATTTTGCTTTGCTGGGTTGTATTCGTTATATGAAATTTTAAAAAAGGGAATCAATGGCAGCAAAGGCAAAAACAAACACAGCAAGTAGTTATATTTCGAAGCCGAAAGTAAAACGACCTGGAGTTCATGCTAAAAGTAAAATGAGTAAACTCAAAACAAGTAAAAATTACGCTAAAGCTTATAGAGCACAAGGAAAATGATACGATTAACTACATTATTGAATGAGGCATTGCGCGAACAAAAGAATGATAATGCATTACGCATTTTGTTTGTCGGCGATGAAAATATGCGTTTTGCAAGGTCCGTAATCAAACAATTACAGGCTGATGGTTCAGTTTATAATTTTAAAGGAACTACTGCAGCGCAAATATTAAAAATAATCAAATCGCGCAATATTAACAAATACAACGTTGTTGTTATCATGGCAAGTAGTTATGACGGAGCTCCGGGTAAATCTAAAGCTGCTATCACAAATTTGTCAGAGGCATTCAATATAGTAAAACGGTCTGGAGCAAAATTAATTGCAATTTCAAATCCTACTAAAAGTTTTTTAACTAAGGATGATGGCAATTATAAAGACCATGGGTATCCTTCAAATGATGAGATTGGTACTTGGGTTAATCAACAAACTATATCAGATGAGACCATCGATGTAAATTCTCTTGGTGAAAAATATTTAGCACCAAATCATGTTTCATTGAATACTGCAGCGCAAAAGTATATTGTTAAGAATTTGCTAGCGTTGGTTGATGAATTGAACATAGAACCTAAAGATGATGTTAAGACAGCTACTGATACAAAGAGTATAGATGCTACAAAATCTTCTGCTGCTGCAGGAGCTGCAGATGTAACTGACACTGGCGTTACTGTTGATGTTACAAAAGGTGAAATGGCTACGCCTAAACAAGTATTTGATTTCTTGGTAGGAAAAGGTTTATCTCCTGCAGGCGCAGCTGGCATTTTAGGAAACATGAAAGCAGAATCTAATTTTAAAACTAGTGCATTAGGTGATAGTGGTACTTCCGTTGGATTAGTTCAATGGCACGCTTCTAGAAAAGATAGATTGATGACTTGGGCTAAAGAAAAAGGATTAGACCCAATGTCAGTAGATGGACAGTTAGAATACTTGTGGTGGGAGTTAACTAATAAATTTAGTAAACTAACAAGCTTGTTGAAAACTATTCAAGATCCATATGAAGCTGCATATCAATTTGCAAAACAATTTGAACGACCGGCGGTGATTGCAAAAACACGAATGCTCGGCGCACAACAATATTTTGATATTTTTAATAAGTCTGAATAATTATATATAAAGGATACAATGTTTGAAAAATTAATTTCTACATTAATGGCATCAAGAGATCAAGCTCATATTTTTCATTGGCAAACTACAGGACCTGGCTCATTTGCTGCACACATGGCATTAGGTGCATATTATGATGCAATACCTGATATGGTTGATGCATTAGTTGAAACGCATCAAGGTAAGCATGGAATCTTAAAAGGATTTGAACCTGCTGAGCGTTTTGATGAATATTCTAAAGATGGAGCTATTAAATACTTTAAAGCATTGGCTACATATATTGATCGCGTATACAATAAAATTCCAAAAGAAGATACAAACATTATCAATCAAATCGATGCATTTAAAGATTTAATTTATACTACAATTTATAAGTTGGAGAATTTACAATGATTTTTGATGAAACAAATCCGCGCCACATTGAAATCTTACGCGAAGAGTTAAAACGTGCTAAAAAATTAATGGCTGAACAAGAAACTCCAGCGCGAGGTACGGATGCTTGGGCTACTACTACTATTGCATCTAAAGATCCAACATTTGGTAGAGTTCTTTATAGAGGCGCGTTAGATATCATGAAACGAGATGAAAAGAATCGTCAGCGATATGATCGTTTACTTTCGCAATATCTTAAAAATGTCAATAAAGCAACAATTGAAGAGTTAACCGTACGCGAAATGGAAAACTTTCATGATTTACTTATTAAGTTTAAAAATAAAATAACTACACCAGTTATGTGGACTACAGATAAACCATCTGCATTAACGCCTGATGCATATAAATCAGGACAAGGCCGCGGCGGTTGGCAAGGAGACTAGAATGGAATCAGGGAGTTGCACGTTTTATTTTTATAATTGACACTGATCAATCCGGGAAACAAACACCCCGGTTTCTTAACATATCTTGCATACAACAAGTATTTCAACGAGGCAATGATGTTTTTATTGAAATGACTGATTATACTGAAATGTGCGTTAAAGATACTAATATCAACGTATTTATGGATCGTTTTATTTGATTCAAATATTTATAATAAATTAAAAAAAGGTTTTTATGACATCACAAGAATTATTTGACACGATGAAAGAACATTGGTTAGCTTTCGAAGAGAACCATGTACGCTTTACAGAAAAAGGAACAAAGGCTGCTGGCGTTAGAGCACGTAAATCTATTAACGAATTGAAAAAATTATCTAGCAAGTATCGTTCAACTCAATTAGCAGAATCAAAAGTTAAATGAAACAACAAAGCCGCATATTAGAATCTATATTAGATAGCATCTTGCAAGAACAAGAAGATGCACAAGTTGCTGTAACAACAGACAATGCACCTAGTGATGCGGTTGATTCTCCCTTTACACCTGCAGAAGAACGATTCTTAGGTAAATTTGATGCATATGGTACACAGCACATTGGTATTATATATTCAACGTCGATAGCAGGCATCCGCGAGTTTGTTGCTAGAAGCGGTAGAGATTTAAATGTTACCCCAGGAATACTTTTAAAATTATTACGTAAAAAAATCATCAAGCTAGTTCCATATACAGGGTTTGGTCGTAACAATGACTATACAATTGAATTGCAATTATCATTAGATGACGTAAAAGGTTTAGGTACTGCAGATAAAGAAAAAGTACAAGCAGGCTCTGGTGCAGCTGGTGGCGGTGGCGGGTTAGATTTAGGATCAACACCTGAAACTCCTGCAGCACCTCCTGCACCTGAAGTTGCTTGGGTAATTAATTACGGAAATTTATTGTCTGAAAGTGCAAAAATTGCAAAAACGCTGATAACATCACAAATTTCAGAAGCAAAAAAGTCAGATATTCAAATTTATACCGATGCATCTAGAATGCTAAAACGTTTTCCTAAACATTTTATATATCATTTGACAAAAATGGTAGAAACAATGGAGAAAAAAGCAAAAACTAAGCACGAAACGGAGCGTTTGATTGCAGACATCCTTGACAATTTGCAAGTCAACTTGAAATTGAAGCCTAGTGACGTGAAAAAATCATATGAATTTCACAAAAATCAAAAACGATTGCAAAAACATTTGAAAACTAAGTAATTTTTCTTATTATTTAGGTAAGAAATCAAATAAAATATAAAAAAATGAGTTATTACATTGCAAAAGTCCAATTGACGGACACGGTGGACACTCCGAAAGGTCCAAAAGAAAAGAAAGTTTCAGAAACGTATCTAGTAGAAGCACTTTCAGTAACTGAAGCAGAAGCAAAGGTGGTAAATGATTTCCAAGGTTATACCATGGATTTCGAAGTTAAGTCAGTTTCTGCAAGCAAAATCATCAAAATTATCGGATAATGTCATATAAAGCAGGAGACGAAGTAATCGTAACATCAGAGGGTGTTAATCGAGTAGCCGTGATCTTAGATCGACGCGTTATAAATAAATCTTCAGTATATGATGTATTGTTAGAAAACCGCAGTGCATTGGTTATGTTGAATACATCGCATAATGCACGTAATTTTATCAATAAAACTCTTACTGAAAAGTTATGTGAAAGTGGCGTAATTCAATCTACAATTCCTTACAAAGATTTAGTTGCAAATGAACAATTGCCACATCTAGATGCAAATTCAGCAGGCAAAGCTTCTTGGTAATCTAAAATGAATTATATGGATGTTAATGAATTAAAAAATCAAATTCTGAATAATCTTCAAAATGTTGACACACAATATCAACAATGGGATTCATTAGAACCAACTGATCCGGATTACATGATGTATCATCCTGCTCCGGTAGGTTATAATACAACTGCAGAGCAACGCTACTTAATGCAAAATTTATTAGTAGGATTTAGCGGCGGTTCTTTATTAGATATTGGTTGTGGCCGTTGTGATTTATATGATGTAGCTCGCGAAATGGCTGCGTTAAACAATGACACTATAGCATATAGTGCCATAGACCATAATCCTGTAATAACTGCATTAGGCGAACAAAAATGGGGCTTAAATGCAATCCGTGTAGGTGCATTTGAAACTGCTAAATTTAATCCACACCAATGGGTTGTTGCATCAGGTGTGTTTACTCAACGACGATGCCAAACTGAATCAGATGATTTACAAAAACTGTTTGAAGATGTTGATATTCTTTATAACACTGCAACTCAAGTGGTAGCATTTAATTTACTATCACCGATCAACACTACACGTCACGAAGGATTCTTTTATGTGCATCCTGGATTAGTTCTTGATATGTTGATTGAAAAATATCAAAACGTTGTGTTACGACACAATTATTCACCAGATGTATATACAGTATTAATTTATAAATTTTAAAAAACAAATGTTAAAAAGTATTAATCAACCATGGGCTATTTCTGAGAAAATTGCTAATCGTTATGGAGAAACTTGGACTAATTTAGATTTTGTCTTCGAAGACAAAATTTCAGAAGAAAATTTTAAAACAGATCCAATGAATTGTGCAATTGGCACTTTGCAAGTTGCAGGCCAAAAAATTCAAATGCGTTATAAAGATTTAATCTCTTACGCAAAGACAATGGATACATTGACTGCAAATATGTATGCATCAAAGCCAAAGAAAACAGATACCTTTGCTGTCGACATTAAAGGCCGCGTTGTAATGTTAGCAAAACATGAAGTTTCTAAATTAAATGATACAATTGCAGAAGCATATCAATCAACGAATCGAGGATATGAATTAGGACTATATTTATAATTAAATAAAAGGTCCGATATGATCTACATTTTTCATTATAAGTCAGATACAAAATGTGAACCAATTGGTCGTGTAATGGCAACGAGTTTGGACGAGGCACGAGAAATGATTTCAGAAATAAAAGTACTTTCTGAAGACATAATCGATGAATTGTTTGTAATAAAAAGGCTCGAAGACCATGAAAACCATATTTGATAATATTTTTGTTAGTAAATTCGAATATAATTACTTTATGCAATTGGATTCGGTAGATCAACTTAACTATTTCTTTGATATGTATGAGGCCGCAGTGCTGCCGAAGAATTCTATAGATTTATCTGGGTTCTTTGGTAGCATTAAGGATTCTATTGAAGATAATTCAATTTCTCAAAAAAATGAAGACGTACCTGCAGATTCAGATCGAGTCGATGTAATGATCGATGATGAAAATATTTTGATTGAATCTAATAGTTTGCGTGCTGTCCGGCATATTGCATTACAATTCGTTGAAGCAGGATATATTTTGACTCGAGACAAAAACATGGAAAAAATGTTTCGCAAAGACAAAGTAACAAGATATATTCGCATCTTCAAGATAATTAATCAAGTATCAACATTATGTCTTAATTAATGGCAAAAAAATCAAACGTTCCAGAAAACATTCAAAAACAATTTGATAAACCTCAATTCAAACAAGGAGATCCAGTATTCTTTTCTTGGTTGGGTTCTAAAAAATACGGTTATGTTACTTTCTTTAAAACAACAAATTGGGGTATTCAGTATACGGTTGAAGAAAACAATGTACGCTATCCTTGCGGCATTGAAATTAAAACCTACAAAACTGCGTATACAACAGGATACATCCGATACGACGAAACTAGATCAATTGGACGAGATGAGCTCATTACACGCATCCAAACCGGACACTCAAGCACTTATTCAGAGCTTTTTATCGACACCCGAAGGACAGAGGTACAAAGCGGAAGCACATCTGGAGTTAGCAAACGCGTATCTGCAAAGAATACTAAAGGAGTTAAATCAACCAAATCTAACGTTAAGGGAAAAGATGTTGTTCAACCTAGCGCTAATGGAAATACTGCAGGAGATAGAAAAAAACGAGGAAATACTGAACTCGACTCTGCAATAGAAAAGCAACGCAACTTTTTGAATGGTTTTGTTAAAAAAGATTAGGATTTGGTTGGACGTTTGAATTTTTCTTCTTATATTAATAGTATAAAATAAGAGATATGAAAAATTTATTCCTTTCTACAATCTTCGTGGTTATAGCATTTGCAAGTAATGCTCAATTGAAAATCATTAATGTGTATGAAGTTATTACTTTCAATAAAGATTCATTAACTACGACACCATATGATGTTATCAAAAATCCATCTTATATCAGTGATACTTTAAAAATTTCAAAAAGATTTATTATTAATTTTTCTAATAATACATTTATTGAATATGAAAATGGCGAAAATATTTCTAATGGCACTGTAGAAATTATTCGAGAATTGGTTGGCGATGGATTTAAAGTTTTACTTAAGGATTCAAGCAATTTGATTAGAGGTATCGATAGTTATTTAATATTTTGTTATTATTTCGTTCAAACAGAAAACCAAACATCTGTTGAATACTTTGAAAGCTTTTCTATTTATTAGTACAGTAAAAATGGGGTAGTTATTAGCTTACCCCATTTCTATATTTTTAACTATGCATTTAGTGTTGATAAAATTGATTTATCTGCAATTGGTGTCATTATTTCATTTTTAGGTGCATATGCGCCATATACATTTGGAAAATAGTATACTTTATTTCCTATAATACGAAAGTGTGCTTTCATTGGCAGACCTTTTAATTTATATTCATCAATTGTTAGTTTAGCATTCGGATCATATGATAATGGATACATTGTTCCCTGATTACCATTAGGACCAGCTATAGTCATTTTTTCACTACAAATAAAAATACAATCTAAATCGCCTTCTTCAACTTGACCGCCTTTCATTAAGATGTGATTTTTTCCTTTATATGTTTCTACAATCGGAAAATTTGCTACCGGTGCAGTTACGCCAGTTAATGCTAATGTTTGTGATTGATCTTGAAAATTATATTGTGCGCCGAATTGTGCCGTTTTCGCCCAACCAACAGCTTGCTTTCCAACTACGCCGCTAGAATAATATGAAATTAAATTTTGCCAAATTATTTGATTTTGTTGCGAAGGTTCTGAAGTTTGTTTTATTCTAGGGTCTTGAAATGCAGATTCCAAATTTGATATTTGTTCATTTAATGCAGCTTCTTCAATTTTTTTAATGTCAGATTCTTGTAAATTCTTTACGCCAAATCTAAGCATATTCTCTGCTAATTTATTTTTCATATTGTCCTTAAAGGTTACTTATTTTTTTATATAAATATTTGGATTTGTGAAAAAGATTAATTATATTAATAGTATAAAATAAGAGAGATGAAAAAGCTATTAGTTATCTTATTTCCATTCGTTGCATTTACTCAGGTTAATAATGCTGAGATTCAAGCAGAATTTACTAAATTGATAAATGCTCATAGAGCCGAGCATGGTGTTGCTCCTCTTAAAACAAATGCAGATGCTCAAAAGGCTGCAAAGATTCAATCTGATTATTTAGCATCGACGTTGCGTGTTGAAAATGATCAAATAAAAGCTATTATCGGACATATTCATCCAGAGTTTCCGCGTGTTAGTGATCGATTGGAAGAAGCTAACGCAGTAACAGCTGAAAATTTTACAACCGGTGAGAATGCTGCAGAATTTTTTAATGATAATAATCCATCAAGCAAAGATATTGCAAATCAACTTTTTGAACAATGGAAAGCAAGTCCGGGACATAACAAGAACATGTTGCTTGGTGATTATACTCAATATGGTATTGCGGTTAGTGTAAGTCAAACAACTATAACTCATACATTTCCTAATACTAACACTACTTATACTACAACATATGTTATGTATTCAGGCGTTACAGTTTTTTTATGGCCAACTAATTAAACATAAAAAATGGGGTAGTTATTAGCTACCCCATTACTACTGTTTATTCATTTTAATCTTTAAAGAAACAATCAATCGATCTTTGAGGAGCTACAGCACCTGGGGTAACTTTATTAACAAATTGATTCCATTTATTATCTAAATTTAATTTTTTAAAGTTTACATCAATTGTAGGATACCAATATGGTATTTTAATTCCTTTTTGTTTGCGATAAAATTCAATTGTATATAAATTGCTTTTTATTTCTTGACTTGCATCTGGTTGTTGCGCTTCTCCGGCTGTTGATGGAACTAATTTATTTTTCATTACTAAATCAACTGTTACAATAACATATTTGAATTCATCATATGCTGATTTATCTGGTTTCGGCGTACCAAAATCGTTTCTATTCTTTATTGTACATATTTGTTGATTTGTATCAGCACAACTCCATGTTTGTCTGCCATCTGTATTAAATGGTGTAGGTGCCGGAGGGTTTGGACCAGTTGTACCATCTCCGTGTGAGCCTTTAGGATTGATAATGTATTGAGTTTCATATTTACCATTAGGACTCTTGCCTACAAAAATACCCGCAGCTTTCATACGTTCAACTACATAAGCGCTAGCTGCATTTGCACGTTCTTGTGAAAGTTGTAACCATGTTTTATCTGCAGCAACGCCAGTATTACGGAATCGACTCGATGAGGTAGTTACTGACAATTTTAACAAGTAAAATTCAGGATCTGTAATTTTAGCATCTGCAGCAGCACGCTGAATTGATTGAATGAAAAAATCAACTTCACTTTTGAATTCATCGCGAATAATTGCTGTATTGTCATCAAAATATTGACGATTTGGGTTTGATGGAAATGCTAATGGAAAACTGATATCTTTTTGCCAATCCATACTACCGCCTTCAGTTTTCATTTTAGTTATGAATTCTTCTGACCCGACAAATACATTAGTCCATTTCATTTTTGGTTGCGTTTTTTCAAAATATGCAATTGCAGCAACTCCATACTTTACATTTTTTGGATCTGTTTTTAGTTGTTTCCAATTTTGTAAAGAACCTGGATCCATTAAACTTTCCATTAATTTTACTTGGTTAACAATATCGAATCCGTATATTTGTTTATTTGTAGCTAACATCGAAACCCATTGTTCTCCGGTATAATTGCCATATGGAATATCGTAATTTTTTTCATCAAATTCTCGATCAGGTGCTGTATCAGATGCAGATTTTTTACCTACAAATGCAGTACCACTTTTGCTACCAATATCAATACCATTTTGTTCCGATAAAATAAATTCATCTATCCATGATAAATTTTTAGCTCCAAACCGGATCATATTTTCTGCTAAACGTTGTTCTAAATTTTTCATATAGTTATCTTTAAGGTGAAATCTTTGTTATAAATATGTAAATAATTAAAAATAACATTATTTTGATTCTTGCAAAAAATTTCATATAATATAAAAAAATCCTATGATACGTTATGGCTATGCTTGTATCAACATGGAGTTGTCGTCTCAAGGTATTCGTACCGGTCGCACCATGATTGATCGCAAATTTAAATTAGGCGGTTTGCAACTTGCATCCGACATTGCTCTTGCCAATGCTCGCGACTTGTTGACTATTCTGCAATGGAATGAACGTAATGGCATTCGCTTGTTTCGTTTAGGATCTGAGCTCTTCCCTCGTTGGAACCATTATGAGCTTGCAGATTTGCCGGATATTGCTCTTATTGCACAGCATCTTCGTGCCGCAGGTGATTATGCCAAGGCGCATGGACATCGCATTACAACGCACCCTGGTCCGTTTCATATCTTAGGTAGTCCTGATGCAGCGGTTGTTGATAATAGCATCGTTAGTCTTGAACGACACTCTGAGCTCTTCGATCTTATGGGTTTTGCACCTAGCTTCGAAAACAAGATCAATATTCACGTAGGTTCTACATATGGTGATAAGCCTAGCACTATTGCAAGATGGTTGCACAACTATGATCGTTTATCAGATTCCGTTAAGGCTCGGTTAGTTATCGAAAATGATGATAAGGCATCTATGTATTCCGTACGAGAATTGCATAAAATGCTTCATGTTGAGATTGGTATTCCAATTACATTTGACTATTGGCATCATACTTTCAATACCGGTGACTTATCCGAAGAAGAAGCATTCTTCTTAGCACGCGAGACGTGGACTAAGTACGGTGTAACCCAATGTACCCATTACAGTGAATCCCGTCGTAGAGAGGCTCAAACCCTTATAGAACGAATGTTTAAACATCATAACATTGCAATGGAGGATTTGCCGAAATGGCCCACCTTCCACAAACAATACAAAGAATTTACCAAGATCAAGGAGCAGGCTCATGCCGACTTTATTTTAGCAACTCCGAATACATACGGTGTAGCTGATTTAGATATTATGGTTGAGGCTAAGGCTAAGGAGCAATCGTTAATGCAATTAAATTTAGAATGTTGTCAAAAAACAGCATTAATTTTATCATGATATATTTATTATATATAATATTAATATAAATTAATAAAGGTTATTATGAAAGCGTATTATAAATACAAAAACAAAGTTACTGATGATTTAGAAGATGCATATGAAATTATCAAAATGGCCGGCCGCTCAATTACTGAAGGTAAAGCTGATAAAGATTCAATATTGGATAATTTAGCACGTGCAATGAAAAAATTAGAATCTGCAAAATACTATATCGACCGCGAATAAATCTTTTTTTTAAATGAGAGCAAAATCCACTCCACCCCCAAAGGGGTATAAAAAATTACAATGTAAATATTGTGATACCATTTGCCAACGTGTAGATGAAAAAGCAACCGCAGTTACGTGTTGGGAATGTACATCGAAGTTAGTTGCAGGCAAACATTTGGAAGTACGAAAATAATTTCTAATAATAAATTTATGTTAGAAGCAGAAAAAATCAAATCAAATTGGGAAGAATATCGCCAAGCGGTAAATACATATTTTCCAACCCGTAAAGATCAACTCAATCAGATGTATGATGCATTTGAAGATAGAATGGCTATGATGCCAGCATCTTCGATGGCTCATTTTCATAATGCATTTGCAGGTGGGTATGTAGATCATGTACTTCGTGTTATTGCGTGTGCTGAAAAGCTTTATAAATCTTGGTCCGAAATGGGAGCAGATATGTCTGGCTATACTTTAGAAGAACTTCGTTTTGCAGCAATGCATCATGATTTAGGTAAAGTAGGATTCCCGGGTGAAGGCAATGAAGTATATCAAGTAGAAACATCGGATTGGCATCGCAAGAACCAAAACAAGATGTATAAGCACAATGAAAATATTCCATTCACTATGGTACCAGATCTTTCAATTTGGTTGCTACAAGAGTTTGATGTAAAACTGTCTTGGACAGAATATCAAGCAATTAAGATTCACGATGGTATGTATGATGATGCAAATAAACCATACTTTGTAGCTCGTTCGGCACAAGCCAAATTGAAAACAAATTTGCCAATTGTTTTGCATCATGCAGATCATATGGCAGCACAAATTGAATTTGAACGTTGGAGAAACAAAGATCAAGTTACTCCAAAAGCAACTTCAGAAAAAAGCAAACTTACAAAAAGTAATGGATTGAAAAATCTAGCAGAAAATAATCCAGATGTTGAAAAAACATTGACTGATATTTTCAGTGCATTTAATCAAGATTAATATGATAGCAGGTTTATTAATAGTTGTATTGACATTGTTATCAATATATTTAGGTCACCGAATATGGTACTTAGCTGGCACATTAGCAGAAGCACAAGAATATATTGAAGGTTTAGAATCTACCAATCAATTCATGTATGAGCGCATTGCACAATCATATACAGCAATGCAAGCAATTGATAGATTAGGCGCTTTTGAAAAAGATGATGAGGCAGGAACTACATTTCAATTATTGAGTCAAGTAGTAGAAGAATTAAAGGAACAGTTTGATGGCAGCGAAGCGCAAGAAAAGTAACGTATATTTTACAAAAATAACAGATTATGCAATTTCTGCATATAATCGAACGGAAAGTAATTCTGCATTACGAGAAAAAATATATCGCAGATTTATTTACCCTGCTTTCATGAAAATGGCTGAAAATTTAATTAATAAAGTTAAACCAACTTATATTGATTCAACATTCTTAGACCTTCAAACCGACCTTGTTACCTACCTAACCGAACGTTTGAACAAGTTTAATCCATTAGCGGGTAAAGCATATTCATATTATACTAGAACGTCATTTAACTATCTAATTGCAGAAAATCAAAAAGCTTATTCTAAATTAAAAGCAGATGCATTAGAAATCGATGTTGATGAACAACGAAATATCATAACTGAAATACATAACGATGAAATGCAAGAAACATTGCATGAATTTATGGATGCATATATTGATTATTGTTATGATAATTTAAATTATATTTTCACAAACCCATCAGATATCCATGTAGCTGATTCAATTCTTCATATATTTGAGAGCAGAGAAAACATTGAAGATTTCAATAAAAAAGCTCTTTATATTTTTATTCGAGAACGTACGGGTTTAGAAACAACTAATATTACTCGTGTAATTAAAGTATTAAAACAAATCTACGAAGAAAAATTTCTTGAATATGAACGTTCAAATTTCGTAAATTTACCCTTTTAATATTTATTATTAAAGGATTTTACGTTATGGACAAGAATGATGAAATATTTAAAGGCACTTCCTTTTCTGACTTAATGTCCGATGTCTATCATAATTCTAAAAAGAAGGATAGGCAAATGAATCAATTGATTGCATCGTTACAGCCATTAATAAAAAATGCATCAGATGCAACGGTAGTTATGCCATTGATCAAGGACATATTAGATGTATCAATTAAAAATGATGATCATCTAGTTAAATTAACAGCAATTGTTCAACGATACATTTCAACAAAACAAACTATTACTGGTGCTGATAGTTTGCTATCAGATGAAGAAAAACAACAATTGTTACGAGTTGCTGAACAAACTTTATCGAGTGATTTAGAAGAATTAGATGACTTTAGTCAGGAAGATAAAATTCTACAACAACGTGCTAATCAAGTAAAAGAGCAAATCAGTAAAGGCGTTAATGATTGATCAAAATTATATTAACTTTTATTTCGGTCAAGTCTTAGAATCAGATATTACTTATACAAGTGATACTGATGTTAACATGTTATTTACTATCAATGTAGAAATTCAACAGCAAAATAATTTTAAAATTTTGCAAGATGTAAAACCTGCATTTTCTAATATCAAACAAATACCAGTAACTGGAGAGACGGTTTTACTGTTTCAAGGATATGATCATACCTCGAGCTATTTAACTAGAAAATTGCAATGGTATTACTTTCCCACAATTGGCATACAGTCAAATATTAATTCTAACATATTACCGGTTAATAGTAAGATATTTAAAGCAGATCCCAATTTTATTCAACGTGCTACACCCATATTACAGCCATATTTAGGTGATATTTTAATTGAAGGTAGATATGGCAATTCAATTAGATTTAGCAGTACAATCAATACAGGCAAATACAATCCATCGCCAACATGGTCTGGTGATAAAACTACAGATCCGATAATCATATTATCAAATTCATCAAAAACTAGTAAGGATAATAAGTTTGTTGTAGAAAATATACAAACCGATGATTCTTCATTATATTTAACTAGTACACAAAATATTGATAAACTAAATCTTTCTAACAACTTAACATATTATACAAATTTCGTTGGCTCGCAATTTGTAGGAGTAGGCGACCGTGTAATATTGCGTGCTAAAAAAGATGTTGCTGTATTAGATTCAGAAGAAGGTATTGTTTTAAATACTTCGGGTGATGTTCGCATTGGGTCTGATGATGCAAATGAACCTCTGCCACACGGCACGGTTTTATATAAAATTTTGGACTTATTAGCATCGGCTATACAATTAGGTTGTACTGATACTAACGGCGGTATTGCAAAAACAAATGCTAGTTTGTTAATTAATCAAATCAAAGATTTATTGCCAGAATTAAATAGTACAAAATATAAAATAAAGAATAACTAACATGGCGGTAACGGCACCATTAAATTTAATAACAAGTAAGCCAGCTTTAGCTGCTATAGCAATTTCTATTTCTATAGAAACCGCAAAACAGTTAATGATGGATAAAGTTAATGAAATAATAAAAGATGCTGACAAGCTATCTAGAAATATTAAATGTACCGATCCACGCGTTATAAAAGTTAAACAATCATTGAATCAAATAAATGATGCAATAGAACAAATAAATTCGGTTATTGAGCCATTATCACAAATTATTGCAATTTTAACTGTAGCAGCACAAGTTGCATCGACAATTGCAACGGCAGCATTAGCAAATCCACTACCTACCGTATCTGCAGTTGAAGAGTCTAGAACATTGCAAAAAGAATTAGTAGCTAATATATTGGCTGCAATTGCTCAGATATCATTAACATTAACCGGGACAATTGCATCACTTCGATCGTTATTAAAAATATTAGTACCAGTTATCGATCGTTTATCTGCAATTTGTAATGATCAAGATATTCCTGTAACTGGAGAATATGAAAATGTAAATCGTTATTTGAATGATTTGAATACTTTAAATTTAGAATCTAAATTTTATCAACTTTATAATGTATCACAACCGGATATAGATTTAAGAGAAGATTTAATCATACAACTGCAAGAACAACAACGTTCTTTATTAGATTTACTAGAAGCACCGAGTAGAGTGATTGTTGCAGAAAATACCAATGAATTACCTGCAGTCAACCAAGGTAAACAAGGGGATTTCTTTATTGATATTGAATCTAGAACAATATATGGCCCGAAAAGTTCGGATACTGAATGGGGAACTCCTGTAATTTACTAATCAACATATTTATTTATAAATTTTTATATGGATTCAAAAGCACTTGTAAAAGCACTAAAAATAGCCGTACGTGAGGTTATTAAAGAAGAATTAGTTGAAATTCTTCGCGAAGGATTACAACCTACTATTTTAGAAATGACAAATTCGTCAAAATCTGTAAAAGTACCCGTACATGAACCGCAGACTAAAACTACACCTATGCCTAAAAAGCGTGTGATGTTTGAAGAAAATAAATGGGCATCTGTACTCAATGAAACGGATGCATTATCAGAACAATCTCCGGGGGCAATGAATAGTTTTGCTGAAATGATGAATGAAGGTATAGAAGAAATTCGAATGACTTCAGCCAATGCTCAAGGATTTGGGGCAATGCGCGAAAATATGCGTTCTGCAATTACAGGTCAAGCAACAGCACCTAAGATAATGGAAGATCCGGAAACTGGCAAAACATTTGAAGTTCCCGAAGAGATACAACAAGCAATGACTCGTGACTATTCAGCTTTGATGAAAGCAATGAACAAGAAAAAAGGTATTTAATGGCATATGTTATACAACCGGCAGTACAAAACAATGTAGATACTAAATTAGGTGTCGCGCTTACGTTTGGAAACCCGGGTGTATTTACATCGTTATTAGAAACAACTGCGCAAGCAGCTAATAACTTGAAAAATTTGCTGTTAACTAGAATTGGAGAACGATATCATCAGCCAACATTTGGAACTACATTAATGAATATTGTATTTCAACCAAGTGATGATGAAATAAAACAAGATATTTATGATGCTATCATACCTCCGGTTAGTGTTTGGTTACCATATATTAATATAGATTCAATTGATGTTGTTACGCCTTTAGATGACCCATCAGTTGAATATCATTTAACGATTACAATCACATATAGTGTAAGTGGAATTGTTGTTGATCCGTTAAGGATTTTCGTTGACGAAAATGGATCTGTAGAAATCGAATAAGGGAGAAAATGCAAGTTAAAAAAGATGTTTCATATATTAATAAAGATTTTGGTCAATTTCGAAAGAATTTGATTGATTTTACCAAACAATACTTTCCTACAACATATACTGATTTTAACACCGAATCTCCAGGAATGATATTCATCGAAATGGCATCATATGTTGGAGATGTTTTATCATATTATGCTGATAATAACTTGAAAGAGTCTTTGTTAGAACAAGCATCAGAACGAGGCAATGTATTTGATTTAGCTCGTTCACTAGGATATACTCCTAAAAATGCAATACCGGCGTATACGGTATTAGACGTATATCAATTATTACCAGCAACTGGTACAGGTGCTTCAACTGCACCTGATTATACATATGCATTATCAATTCAGCCAGGTTTACGAGTAAGGCAACAAAATGGCCCTGCGACTTTTCGTTCTATAGATTCAGTTGATTTTACATTTTCATCATCTATAGACCCAACTACCGTTACGGTATATGAAAGTGATCCTTCAACTAATTTACCAACTTACTATCTTTTAAAGAAACAAGTTAAAGCAGTTTCAGGAGAAGTTAAAACTTCAACATTTACGTTTGGTACTCCGGTGGCATATGACAAAATTGTTTTACCAGATATCAATGTGATTGATATTATTTCAATTACAGAATCAGATGGCGATGCTTGGTACCAAGTTCCATATTTAGCTCAAGATACAATTTTCGAATCAGTACCAAATTTAGCTGAAAATGATCCAGATCTAGCAGTATACCGTGCATCATCACCTAGTTTATTAAAACTAAAGAAAACAGCAAAACGATTCATAACTAGATTGCGTAGCGATAATAAATTAGAAATTCAATTTGGTGCAGGTGTATCAGATAACAATGATGAAGAAATCATTCCAAACCCAGATAATGTAGGAAATGGATTAGCTGCATTTAGAATGCCAATCGATGTTGATATCGATCCATCAAACTTTTTATATACTAGAACATATGGGCAAGCACCATCAAATACAACATTAACGGTTACATATACAACTGGTAATGGCATTTCAGATAATGTCCCAGCAAATGTATTAACCAATTTGAATTTTATAGAATTTGATGATGATGTTAATTCTAATAACAATAGATCCATTGTTAATTTCGTAAAATCTACAGTAACTATAAATAACCCGGAGCCTGCAACGGGTGCTAAAACTGCAGATTCATTGCAAGATATTAAAAATGCAGCATTAGCTAATTTTGCAACTCAGAACAGATTAGTTACGAGAGATGATTATATCATTCGTTCATATTCAATGCCATCGAAATTTGGTAGCGTATCAAAAGCATACATTGTGCCGGATGATCAAATTGCACAATCTGATTATCAAGGTACTAGAATTCCTAATCCATTAGCAATGAACATGTATGTTTTAGGATACAATGAAAACAAACAATTAGTTGCATTAAATGATGCCGTAAAAACCAATCTAAAAAATTATTTAGATCAATATAGAATTTTAACAGATGCTATTAATATTAAAGATGCATTTATTATAAACATTGGATTGAAATTTGAAATCATTGTGTTATCAAATTACAATAGCAATGAAGTTTTATTGAAATGTATCGAACAAGTTAAATCACATTTTAATATCGATCGTTGGCAAATTAATCAGCCAATCATTAAATCAGATATTACAAATGTTATAGCAAATGTACCAGGTGTTCAATCAGTTGTTAATGTTGAATTTAGTAATTTATATGATTCTACATTGAACTATTCCGGCAATGTTTATGACATAACGATTGCAACTAGAAATGGAGTTATTTATCCTTCATTAGATCCTAGTATATTTGAAATCAAATTTCCAAATCAAGATATCAAAGGCCGCGTTGTTAATTATTAAAGGAATTTATGTTTAGAATATTTTATGCAGAACAAGATACTACATTATATGAAGCATATCCTGCTTATAATACCGGCGTCGATGAAATTTTAGAAATCGGAAAACGATTGGATACTGATGGAAGTAATTTATTACTTGCAAGAAGTATTGTTAAATTTGATATGGCGGAAATTTCTGCGTCATTAGCTAAATACAACAAAACGGTTAATGATTGTAAATTTGTATTGCAACTTTACACAACTGAAGCAAAAAATCTAGCAGCATCGTATACAGTAACTGCTAAAATGTTAGGACAGTCTTGGGTTAATGGTACTGGATTTTTATCTGCATTGACCACAAATGGCGCAACATGGAATTATCCATTATCTGGGTCAAATTGGATATCAGGTAGTCAACGAACTGAAATTGGCACAAGCGATTTATATATTTCAGGTTCTGGATTAGGTGGAAATTATTTATATTATTCCGGTTCTAGTACTGCTCCTGTTTTACAAACATCTGAATCTTTTTCTTATAGAACTAGCGATGTTAATATTAATGTTACATCTCAAATTAAAATTTGGTTGAGCGGCAGCAATAACAATAACATTCCTAATTACGGATTCATGATACAATATTCAGACGCAGATGAGGCTGATAATAATGTAACGGGGTATGTTAGATTCTTTAGTAGAGAGACGCATACCATATATGTTCCTAAGTTAACGATGTATTGGGATAATAGTGCTTTTACAACAGGATCATTGACTGTAATAGATACAGAGTCATTTGTAACATACACGAACTTAAAACCAGACTATAAAGATACTGAGGTAGCCAAGGTTAGAATATATGCACGTGATAAATTTCCTAGAAAATCACCGACTAATTTATTTCCATATGAAACAGTTAAGTATCTACCATCTAGCTCCTATTATTCAATAATAGACGCAGCTACAGATGAAGTCATAATTCCGTACGATAATATTTATACTAAATTAAGTTGTGATAGTACAAGCAATTATTTTTATATTGATATGAATGGCTTTATGCCAGAACGATATTATCGTTTACAATATAAATTAGTAGATGGCTTCACTGAACAATATATTGATGACGAGAATTATTTCAAAGTAGTTAGGTAATGGATAGTATTTCTTTAGAACAGGCAGCAGTATATGATTTAAATGGTATCACTGCATTATCGAACAATAAATACGTTGTTCCTAGAAATGCTAATGGCCAAATTATTATTCAACCATCATCTTCTTTAGTAGTAATCGAAGGAATAACTACTAGTTATCTAGCTGAATCAGTAGTTCCATTATTAGATACTCAATTTAGATATTTTTCATTTCCTGCTCGTACTTCGATTGTTAATGACTCGATATTAAATTTAAATTTAGATTTAGATTTTGATACAAATTCATTAGACTTTACCAATCAAACACAAGATGAAAATAATTATGCTCCATTTGGTACCCCGGGTACTTATGACGGCGAAACACGAGTTGATTCGATAATGTTAGAGTCTGGAGAACAATTCTCAGCTACATTTCAATGGAATGAATCAGAACAAATATGGGTACAGATATAATGTTGTTGCAATATAAAAATATCAATCAAATTAATGCATCGAAAAATGCAATTGCTGGACAACGTTTTAATGAAACTGAAACTAGTTTATTTTCATATCCGCAAGAAAAATATCCAATTGTTGATACTATTGTAGAAAACCCAGATGATGTAAAAATTGAACTTCATGTTTATTCTAACGATCAATGGGTATCTGGAAACCATCATATACAACCTACGAATCGTATTCCGGAAATTAGAGATACTGCTACAAATCAATTAATTTCATTAACTAATCCAATTGCAGTTGATTTACGTTCTGAGTTTGATAACTTGAATATAACAGCTGGTTCATTTAAAATAGCAATTAACTTTTTTAAAAATTTAATTGGTAGTTATGAACTACAACATTTACGAATAGATGAAATTTCTACGGATCGCACTGAATTGCGATTACGTGCAATTAATTCTAAAAATGCTGAATATTTGCAGCAAGTTATCAATTATGTACAAACTGTTGATCAAACTAAAACGCAAGATGTTAGGGAAGAATTAGTTGGCTCTGCTCGTAATCAGCAAACTGTAATAAATAGAATTGAAACACCTTCATTATACAAAACATATTTACTAAATTTTAGTCGAAATCAAAATTTTGTATTTACCAATAGCGTTGTTAGTGGAGAATATGTTTATATAAAACTTTTAGATCCATTACCTCAACAATTTGAAGTTAATTTCAAATGTTGGATTGTTGAAGAATTAAAACAACCATATTTAGATAGCGTTGTTTTGTCTAATGCATTAGGCAGTTCACAAACAACATCATTAGCAGGCCCGAATTGGGATGCAATCGATTCTACAATAACATCAACTGACACTGGATTAAAAACATGGACCGATTTATTAGGTTCATCAACACAAACATCTCAACAAATTGTAGATGCATATTTCTCAGGTTCATTATCGGGTGTTAAATTGAATATTGATTATTCAGATTTCAATAATTTTATATTTTATAGTTCAGCAACAGAACGTTTAGAAAATTTCAAATATAAATTAGAATTACTAGAATTTTATGCATCTCAAAGTTCTACAGTAGGTACATTATCTGGAAGTGTTGCTAGCAATAATGCACAAGAATTTTTATCATTAAAAAGCAGCTTAATTGGTGGATTTGATTCATTTGAGCAATTTTTATATTATCAATCATCGTCGATTTTAACGACACATGATATTCCGTTAATTGATGCTACAGTACCTGAATTAACTGGTAGTTATATCAACCCAGTGCCGAAGTCAAATTCTTCAGTACCATATGTATTATATCCAATTAGCAGTAGCCAATTTAAAAATTGGTATGATGGTTTATATGAAAGTGCATCATTTTATGATACATACAATGCAAATTCTTTAATAAACGTAGTACCTGATCATATTAAATTTTCTA